AGGTCTTGGAGTTTCATAGTTTCAAGAAGGTTTTGTAGGACGATGCCGACGATGCCGATGCAAGGTACTGGCTGAACTCCTTATCAGCCTTGCGTTCTTTCTCCGAGTAATACCAAGGAATGTGCCTCGCTGACTCAAGCAACGAAACCCCACCGATGAAGTACTCCTGCCGATTGTAAACGGCAAAGGTCGTGTCGATAGGCACGTCAACCCTTGCTGCCATGATGACCCGTGAGTTACGCTGACGAGTCGCCTCGTAGTTGTTCACGTGGGTGTAGTACGACGACCTTGGAGGCACGTCATCCCATCGGAGCGACAGGCCGACCTTGCCTGCTTGGGGGAATTGTTGCAACCACTCCAAGCACATGGGAATCGTCCGCTTGCTGGTCTTGTAAAGGTCAAGGTCCGGGTCTGTAACTGCATAGAACGGCTCTCCCAGTTGTTGCACCAAGCCCGAAGTCCATGGGGCTTGATGGCCCAAGTTTTCGCCAAGCATTACGACCTTGCAGGGGTTGGTGGCGTACCACTCCAGCAAAGGCTCGTAGGTTGAACCGTTGTCCACGATGTAAATGTCCCCAATCCCCTCCCACTTGCTCAAGTCCCTGACCATCGCTTTGGGCCACGTCAGCAGGTTGCGGTTGTTGATGATGACGGGGATGCCCATGTTAGAACTTGTAAACGGCAATAAGGTCGTCGTATCGGCCCGATTCGCTAAGGTCTATGGCCTCAAAGATTGAGTTGCTCGGTGCTACGGCTGACAGGTTCACGAACCAATCCTTGCTCTGCACGTCCTCAATCATTAAGACACCGCCTTGGTTCATTAATGGTGCATACAGGCTGACGACCTGCAACATGGAGTCTAAGGTGTGCGGGCCGTCGTCAAGCAGGAAGTCGATGCCGTTCTTAAAATAGTCCCTTGCGACTTGCACGGATTCGGGGGTGTAGGCCGATGCGATGTGGAGCCTTGAACGAGTCCAGTCAATGTGCTTGTCAGCCTTTGGCTTGACTTGGTTGGCAATATCGTAGAACAGGAACTTGGCCTTGGGCAGATACTTGCACCACATAGCCATGGACCCTCCGTGCCACACGCCTATCTCCACAAAATTGATGGAGTCGGCTCGCATTTCAGCCAAGTACTTAGCATATGTGCTTGTGTAGTTGTGGCCGTTGGCCTTGTCGGTTCCTCCGTCATAGTCGGCACCATTAAGGTCTAACTCGTCGAGGATGGCAATCAGTTCTTTGTCTTTCATGGTTAAAATGTGATTACAAACTTTTCGGGACCCGGCCATCCGGGGTTGGTATCGTGAACCTTCGTATCGGGTTTCTTTCCAATCCAATGTTCGGCTTGCCAGCGGTGGTCCCGTACTGGTTCGCCCAGTTCCTTGATGTGGCTCGACTTGGCCCACCAATAAGTACCCCCAAAGTAGGGGTAGCCGTCGGGGTTGTTGTGATCCGCCATGTGAGGGAATTGCTCCTTGGTAATCCAATGGCATCCCACCGCATCCACGCCTTCCAGCAGTTGCAGGCAGCGTTCCCAAGCCACGACGTTGAAGAAGGTCATGCTGCGATTCCAAAGTTGGTTGATGAGGGACGGGTCGCTTGCCCCCTTCGTGTGGGCGTACAGGTACACGGCTTCCTCTTCCTGCGAGGCCCTGTACATTTCGGTCAGGGTCGCCTGCTCCCAAGCGTTGGTCCGGGTTACCACTATTTTAATCTTCGGGGCAACCATCGAGCCTTCCAGCACCTCCTTGACCGCTTTGCGTTGTTCGGGTGGACCGACGATGCCTACACGGATTTCGTCCAAGACATTGATGAGGCCATAGTTGCACACGGCCATCATGTGCTGGTTGAGTATCAACTGCCAGTTGCCTCCGCAGTAAATGTGGTAATAGTGGACGACTTTCATAAGGTCCAAAGGAGGGTTAGAAGGGTGAGGATGAAGAAAACGGCTGCAAGCGTCTTCCCGATTTCGATTAGCAGGTCAAGGATGCGTTCGGGGTTCATGGGGCAAAGTTAAACCACAACGTACTTACCTGAGTTGCTTACTCTTAACTTGTTGAGAGCCACATACCGCATCGCATCGCAGGCGTGGTTGTAGGAATCAATCGGGACCCCCGTGTCCTTACCATCCTTGTCGGTGGCCCAAGTGTACGAGCGGAGTTCCTTAATCAAGTTGACCGAATCCTTGGTCACATGAAGGTTGAACCGTTTCAGCACATCTATCCCCTGCCTCACACTATCGGGTCCCTTGGATGCGGGCTTGATGTTAAACCCCATCCGATAGATTTCCTCGATGGACTTCGGTTCTGCGGAATCGGCCACGATTTCCCACGCACGGGTAATCCCGAATTCTTTCAGTCGGACGGCGATGTCGGAGTTGGTGAGCCCCCGATGGTAGAGCAACTCATGCACAAACAAGTCGTCACCCCTGCGGTACACGGCGACCAAGGCCGTAGGGTCGTTGCTGAACCCCCAGTCAAGCCCGTAGGCGACGAATTTCATCGTGGATGGGTCTATACCCTCGACAACCGTGTAATCGCCGTAGATAGCCCCCTGTAGCGTCCCGACTTGGCCGAGGCCATACACCTTCCACCAGTTGGCCCAGTAGGCCGAATGCTCCGCTTTGGCTCGGTTTAGTTCTATATCGTTCCGAATCGTATCAGGAAGCGCTTCGTTGTCTTGGTAGGTGAGGATGAGGAACTCCGCATCGGTTTCGGGCAAGACCTCCGTGTGCGCCCAAAATTCGTGGGTTGGGTTGAAGTCAATGTAGATTTCTTGGCTGGTCCTGATGGCCAACTGGTAGTACGAGTCAAAGTCAATATTATTGGCCTCGTTGATGTATAGGACCTGCCGCCTTGCCCCTCTTAGGCGGGCTTCCGAATCAGCGGAGAAGAACTCAATCGTGGACCCGTTGGCGAAGTTGTACTGGAGCAGGGTCTTGTTCCACCTATCGGGAACCCATCGGTGGGTCCATTGCATAATCTTGGCGAAGTCCTTAATCGCCCCCCGTCGCAGGTGAGGCACGGATTCGCTGACCACGGAAATCTCCGACTTGGGATGGCGAGCGGCGTGGTCAATCAGTACCGCAAGGATGCCGAAGGTTTTGCTCGCACTTGTCCCGCCTTGGATGACCTTCTTCCGAGCGGTCATCGCCCGAATCTTGCGGATAGCGGTGGTGTACTTAAAGTCCATCCCCGAATAGGGGTTGCTCAATCGTGATACTCGTTTCCTGCTTTTCCACCAAGCCATTCAACCGCTGGGTGATGGATGGGTTGTAAATGCCCGCCATGCCTCCCTTGATTTGGTCGGCTCGGATGGCTTCCTTTATGCGCTGGCAGATTGCGGTAAATTCTTCGTATGCTCCCCCTTTGTTGTTAAAATAGTCCCTCCCCCCATCAGCAATACCCTTGTCCCAAAGGTGCAATTTAAACCCCTCCATGGTCAATGGGGCTTCTTTTTCCCGAAAGACCTCCACGGCTTTGGGGCCAATCCAATCTTTTACAAGGATGGGTTGCTTCTTTGTATTGACGCAATACTCGCTGAAATCTTCCCAAAGTTCTTGGGGGTTCGCAAATACCCGTGGCCTTCCTGCTCCCATCAGTATTCGATTTTGTCTATCAACGAATCAATCTTGTCCACGATTTTCATCTTCACCGCAAAGGCGTTGGGCGAGTTGGATTCCTCAACCGCACCAATGCAGTCGCAGAGGGTCGTGATGACCATCATCAGCGATTCAGTCCGAGCCTGCCGCTGCGCTTCGGGGTCAGCCTTCGTCGAGTTCGCCAAGTTCCCGTAGTTTATTCCTGCTCCACCCAAGGGCCGCTTTGCCACCCCAAAGGAGGTAGGAGATGTATCCGCAGTCGCTGGAACTGTCAGCGTTGTCGTAGTAGGTTTCTGCACGGGAAAGGTAGGAGTGCATCCGTTTAACCGTTTCAAGGGAAATCCCTTCCCCGTTGGCGAGTTGCTGCGCCCTGACCTTACCCGTCTGCGTGGCACACTTATTCCCATTCCGCTCGTTAAGTTCAATCCCCCGCTTGGCGTTATTGCGTACCCCTTCCCCGTAGTCGGCATAGGTTTGGAACTGGTCACGGGTTGAGGTTGTTGAGGGCATGGGTAACGGTGTGCTGGTTGGCTTCGGCGAACTGGTCCGCCTCTTGGTAAATGTATTGGAGGGCCGATTTTACGCAGTCAGCGCACCACCAATTCGTGTTCGGTCGTCCGTGGGCCACAAGGATGGTCTGCAGGTCGTGGACCGCTTCGGGGGAGAGCCGCATGAACAGGGCGGCTTGGTATTGTTCCCAGTAATGGCGGTGCTTGGTTGCCAGCAGGTACTCGTCTTGGGTCATCGGTTCGTGACTTGGAGGATGACAACGGTTAGCCCCGCAGAGGCGAGGCCGTAAACAGGGGCGAGAACCCATCCGCAGGTGGGCAGGGTCAGGGCCACCGCCACCCAAAAGGTCAGGCAGGTGACGCAACTGAACGGCTTGTGCCTTCCCAGCCAAGTCGTGTACCACCATTGGGGCAGGACATGGTACTCGGCGATTGCGAGGGCGGTCAAACTACTTATCAGCAGGGGAAATATCAGCGTGTCCATGGGATTGAATGGCGGCCTTGATTTTGGCCTTGGCTTGGTCGATGGAATAGATTATAGAACGGTACGGGATGCCTGTATCACGGGATAGTTTCTTCATGTTCCCCGTGCGGAGGTGCAGGCGTAGCAGTTCCTTGTCATAAGGGAACGCCCCGTCCTTCGCCCAAGTGTTTATCTCGGCTTCAGCGATGGCCCAAAGGTCGTCCATCAGAGAATCGTACTCCGCTTGGGGAATAGGGGAATCGGGGTCCAGTTCCTCGAGCAGGTCGTGGTGACGGTACTTTTGGGCAAACTGGTTGTTCTTGCCTCGGTAGAGGTTCAGCAGCAAGCGGACCACATAGAACTTGAAGTAGCCCTGCGACTGGATTTGCAAGATTTTGGCGGGGTCTTTCTCCAGCAGAATCAGCACGCACTCCTGTTCCAAGTCCCTCCAAAGCGGGTCGCCCCCCGTTATGGTGAGGCAAGCCTTTCGGATTTCACCCGTGCGGTAGAGGTCCAGTATCGTTTGTTCTGCGGATGCCATGCACAAAGATTGCAAAAAAAAGGGGTCAGCGGTTAGGCCGACCCCTTGGGGATGTGTGCGGTTTTGGGCTATTCGGTGGGCGGAAGTTGCAGAGTGTCAGTAATATACGCCCCTTCTGCGGTCTGCAAATACTCTTGGGCGTTGTTGAAAACTTGCCTCCGCAGGTAGCGGAGTTGGGGCTTCGCTTTACAGTCGTTGTGGAAGGATTCCAAGTTGATGATGATTGTGCTATAGTGGCGGTTCAACTCCTTCCCAATAGCCATGAAGGTGAATAGGTACTCGTTGTAGGCGATGTCGGCAACGATGTTCCGAGCGATGACACAGGGCCGTTCCCGTGACGAAGACCGCACCTGGTCGGGCGTGATGCCGAATATAGCGGCGGTGGTGTCAACGAGGTGGTGAATGAGGGCTGGGGTCATTTGCTGGGGGGTGGGGGTTCGGGAAGTGGCATCCAATGGGTCACTTGATTTTTTGTTGGGTATGTTTTATCAGCATAATGAATGCACCACTCTTGTATAGATTCCGTAAAGAACCCAACCAGTATATCTACACCAAAAGCGAAAAATATTACATCTTCCCCGTCTTTCGGCATTCGGTCTTTGCAGGCTATCCAGGTCATGGCTTAAACGATTTCGGGGATGGGCATCCAATAGTTGACTTCACGGGGAAACCAAGAGTGATACTCGGAGTACCACTTATTGTAAGTAATATCATACCAAGCAACGATTTGATATCCTTCGTTGTCAGTAATCAGCACGGGTTTGCAATCTTCGGGCATTTTGTCTTGGGGGCGTATCCAGGGCATAGGTTAGGGGTTTAAATAGTTTTCAATCATTTGTATTCTCGTTCCAATCCATCGCATCACAGGCACGGCCATTGAGTTCCCGCAAGCCTTGTACCTCGGTCCATCGGGGCATTGGTCAGCAGGTTTGTTGCGATAGGGAATCTTTGTCCAATCATCGGGAAAACCCTGCAACCGTTCGCATTCCTTCGGTGTCAGCCTACGAATAGCCATTGTCTGCAACACCGCCCCGTAATGGTTCACATCCGAAGCCGAAGAACCAATCGTCTGCGAGGTCTTCTCATTGATGGTTTGGTTGAAGCAGTCCACGGCAATGGGTTGAGCGACTTGCTTTACTTCTATCGCAAGACCTCTACCCGACTCAAGGTCATCGTTTCCAATTCCCTTGTAATCCCTTTGCCTTAAAGTCCCGATGGTTTCTCTTCCATCAGGGCTTGTCGCTCTAACCCACCAAGAAGGCTTGAATCCAACAATGGCTTTTCCTTCTTTAACCCACTGATCACTCCCCAGCTTTTCATTATCTTTAGCGCATAGCGTTGCCATTAATTGGGGATTTAACCCTGTCCCATAGCTTGTTGCTCCAACGCCTCCTTGAGCATCGGTGGGAGTTTCTTGCCTCTTCGCTCTGCTCGATTTAGAATCCCTTTGCAGGCTTTCGGACTCAAATAAAACCGCTGCGGCAGGTCGCCAATCTCCAAGGTATCCGACAACAAACACTCTTCTGCGTCTTTGTGCGACTCCGAAGTGTTGAGCGTCAAGAACCCTGTAGGCGAACCCATACCCGAGTTCGCCCAACGCCCCGAGGAAGGTTCCAAAATCTTTTCCTCCGTTGGACGACAAAACGCCTGGGACATTTTCCCACACAATCCACTTGGGACGGCGTTTATCAGCGATTGAAAGAAAGGTAAGCATGAGGTTTCCTCTTGGGTCAGCAAGACCTTTGCGAAGTCCTGCAACGGAGAATGATTGACATGGGGTTCCTCCCACGAGAAGGTCAATTGGTTGTTCATTGAAAACTGGGTTTTGATTTAGTTGGGTCATATCCCCAAGGTTGGGGACATCGGGAAAACGATGCTTTAGGACTGCGCTTGGGAAATGTTCAATCTCGGAGAACCATTGCGGTTCCCATCCGAGCGGATGCCATGCAACGGATGCGGCCTCAATGCCCGAACAAACGGAACCGTAC